AGCGGTTCTCCCCTATAACAGGGGTACGTTAGTACTCACTCAGTGAGTAGATCACTTTTTGGGAGATGCCAATGCGAAGAAAGTCTGAACGTTTGTTACTATTAACGTCCCTACTTTACTTGGCGGTTGCCTTCTCCCAAGTTGATTGTGATCCCGGTTTTGTCGCTAAAGTGCTGGATGCGATTGTGAGGTTGAAATGATCTCATTCCCGTTTCCAGTATCCGACGACATTGAAGCTATCCTAACAGCCCAACCGGCAGCTGTTGCTGTTACTCCGATGCTTAGCGCGGTTGTCACAGACGAATCCGTGTTACACCTTAAGTGTGCGCAACTCGTGATTAAGGAATTCAAGTGGAATCGCTCATATGAGCGTACTCCATTCGTTCTCCCTCTTTCACAGGTTGCCCGCCCAGGGTGCAAACCACGTTTCGTCCTCGTGCTCAACCTCGTTTCCCGTTCGGGTAGCAGATACGTTCGGAAAAAGAAGCTCCATTACGAGATCCGCGAGGATCACGTATTTGTTGCAACTAATTCCGTTGCGGTGGAAGAGTGGCTTAAGAACGGCCGCTCCACGGTTTCTAGATTTTCTAGAAGAACAGCACGATCCAGCACGTCTCGTCCTCTTCGCCCGAATCCGGAGCAGACGATCGGCCAGGTAAGACATTTTCGCCAGCTAGGTGCGACGGTCAGTTGGAATACGACCGTGCCCTACTTGGCGTCATACCGTACTTGGTCTGGTACGCGAACTCCGGGTTTTGGCAAGTTGAAGAGACGATTCCTCCCTGTAAATGATCACAGTGTGGACCTGCAAGTTAACCAGGATGGTGGATTTTTGTCGGTATTCGTCGACACTGTGTCGCCGGATGCCTCTCAAATTTATCTTACTGGTTGGCAAGCAGCTGCTGGGGGTGCTACGAACATGCCGCCGGACTTGGAACATAATTCAAGTTTGACGGCTGTTGCTCACGAGAGATTAGTTGAACGGATGAGCCAAAAATTGGATGCCAATTTGGCCCAAGATATGGCTCAATTCGGACAACTGTCGAGCATGATGAACTCGACTGTAAAGCGCCTCACGGGTGCCATTACCTCCTTACGGAGGAAGGACCCCGCTGGCGCCATCAAATCTCTCTGGGAAGGATCTGGTCGTAACCCTCGGTATCGTAAAGCGAAGGAGCCGTCCTTTTCTGGTTCTTTGGCCAATAATTGGCTGGAGCTCCAGTATGGATGGAAGCCTCTGCTTATGGATATAGAGGGGTCGATGCGGAGCCTTTCCCTGTTTTATCAACAGGCTGAGCACGTTGTTCGATCCGTTTCCGCTTCTGCCTCGAAGGAAGTCATTACTACGGGTATTATCTACGATGATTCGGTTCACACGGTTCCTGTCGGGAGGTGGGAAAACCATCACCATGGCAGGTATCGTGTAAAACTCCGATACAAAGTAGATTCACGCTTGAAAGCTTTCTTGGCGCAAACGGGCTTCAACAACCCAGTAAACCTTGTCTGGGAAGTTCTCCCCTACAGCTTCGTGATTGACTGGTTCCTCCCTATCGGAAACTATCTGCAGTCGTTGAGTAATTTCGACGGCTTAGAGTTCGTAGACGGTGTGGAGACCCGCTTTTCACGACAGCTGTTTTCCGGCGTTATTAGTCGCTCTGGTACCAGGGCACCTTATCAATCGTGGCAGATTGTCCATGATTATGGGTCGTACGATAGGGAACGTGTTAAATTGGATCGCTCGAAGCTTACTAGCTTCCCGCGGCCCGATCTTCCACGTTTTAAGAACCCTATTTCTACGGTCCATGTCCTGAACGGTTTGGCATTGTTGAGAGGTGCTTTTGGCCGGTGATTAGAGGTTAACGTCACTTTCTTTCAAAGAAGGTACCCTATGCCTGCAATAGCAGCCATAAAAATCGCTACGGCACTGGCAGCGGCGTCCGTCCTCAAGACGGGTAGCGCTACTGTCGGTTTCGATGCGACGTTGAGCCCCGATGGTCTTGCAGCCCCCGGTGTTTATAAATGGGTCGACCGTGCTGGAGGAATCCAGGTCGGTTTCCCCAGCTTGACCGTTTCGATGAGAAAGCCAACTAGAGATAGTCGGCTGACTCGCGTCACGATCAAGTTCAGCTTCCCGACACTCGCTACGACCGCGCCGACTACCTCGACAGGCATCCAGCCTGCCCCGGAGAAGGCATACGATCACAGCGTTGTCATGGAGTTTTTTCTACCGGAGCGTGGGACCCTTGCTGAACGTGAATCATTTTTCAGCCAGGTTCTTTCGCTCTTCGTTGCAACCATCAACGCGAGTGACGACGTGCCCACAGATGCTACGGGCTCGCCGTTGCGAACGATGATTACCACGTTGGAACCTCCCTTTAGCGGTTAATCCCGCTTCGGGGCTTCCTGTGTAGTTAAAACTCTGGAGGCTACCATGTCTTCTAAGAAGTATGGCTCTAGCATTGTTCAACTTGCTAGAAAGTTCCGTGTTCACAGGGGTGTAACACCTCGATTAATTGAATCTTTTCTTTCATCGCTGGATTGTCCAAGAGCCCTTGCTGTTTGGTTAATGTTCTCTAATCGAGAACATGATCAACTGGCCGGACTCAAGTTCAATCCTCTTGACTATAATAGTCAGGAAGAATCTTGCAACTCGTACCTTGCAACTAAATATTTGTCTAAGTTCGACTCTTTGAGTCTGACTGTCAACAAAGAAGAAGCTGCTTGGGCGAAATTCCGCTCCTTTGAAGAGCGCTGCAAGAGCACGAATCTTCGCTTCAGACGTCCCGAACTAGATCCCTTGTTTAGGGGTCCAGTAGTTTGGCTGCATCAAGCAGTCAAATTTAAAATCGAGAAGATCTTAGGCGAATTTTGTGCAGAAGAGATGGTTCAATCGTGTACTTGGGGCCCTGGTGCCACAACTCTGATAAAGAGACGTGATGCCAGTCATTCCAAAAAGTTCCAGTTTGAAACTGGGATAACACGAGATCTGTACGACCTTGTTCCCTTTTCCTTATTGCGGGAAGCTTATCCGCTGTGGGGCCGCGAAGTGTTGGAACGCTCGTTTCCGAACGAACCTCTTACATTTTGCGTTGGAAATAAGGTTATCACTGTTCCTAAGGATGCGTCAACTGACCGCATTATCGCCGTTGAGCCAGGCTTAAACCTATGGTTTCAGCAGGGCCTCGGCGAGTGCATAAGAAGACGTCTTCTTAGAGTTGGTGTGAATTTGCGGGACCAAAGAATCAATCAGGAGTATGCTCGCCAGGGATCTCTCACTGGCGAGTATGCAACTGTTGACCTTAGTTCTGCAAGCGACTCTATCGCCACTGAACTGGTGAGGGAATTGCTTCCCCCTCGTTGGTTTAGTGTGATGGATTCGTGTCGTTCACGCCTTGGGCGTATAGGTGACCAGTGGGTCGAGTGGAGCAAGTTCTCCAGTATGGGGAACGGCTTCACTTTTCCCTTGGAATCTCTCATATTTTACGCGGCGGCAAAAGCAGCTGCCGAGTACGTTCGCTCAGTCTCCCGAGTTTGCGTATATGGAGACGACATCGTTTTACCGGTGTCGGCCTACAAGCTCTTCTCCGACCTGATGGATTACTATGGCTTTCAAATAAACGAGACCAAGACTTATAAAGAGACTTGGTTTCGTGAAAGCTGTGGTGCCCATTGGTATCGGGGAGTTGACATCAAACCGGCCTATCTTAAAAGTAGGCTTTCGTCCGCGTTGACGGTTTTCCGTGCAGCGAATACTATCCGGCGTCTTGCTCACAGGCGAAAGTATGAGATTGCCTGTGATTTGAGATTTAAGGAAGCATTCGATTTTCTAATGGCGAAGGTCCCGAAGCAACTTCGGCTTCGTATACCCGAGACATTAGGAGATGGTGGATTCATCGGAAATTTTGATGAAGCCACTCCTGCTAGAGCTTCTACACGAAAATGGCCCTTTCGCGAGGGTTATCTAGTGAAGAACTTGATAACGCAAGTAGACTTTGTCTACGACGATAAACCTGGCTATTTCTTAGCCAGACTGTGGTCGATGCCAACGAACTACCCAGCGCGGGTCGTTCAGCTAAGCCCAATGTCACTTCCCTCCAGTGATGGAGGATTCAGTAATCGAGCGGACCTTGAGTTTCAAGGGTGTAACAACACCCCCACTCACCGTTTACGTCTCGAATGCTGTTTTAGTGGCATTATTCAGTGGTACGATCTAGGTCCTTGGATTTAATCAAGGATTTTCCGGTATAAAACCCGGTGGAGAGATTATTCTCACCAAGTGGAGTTAAGCGCGCTGCTTAACCCCCTCC